CCCTCTTGAGGTACTAACGTTATATCTGACATTCTATTTCCTTTATTGCCAAAAAATGAATTTAAGTTATACCATCAAACGTCTTTTATGTCAAGCCAATTGGGTCCTATTTTAGCTTCTAAAAGTAATGGTACGTTCATAGTTACACCATACGCTTCCTCTATAATATCGTTAAGATCTTCATTAAGTGTATCTATTATAGATTTAACGTAAGGTACTTCTTTTGGGTGTACATCAACTACCGTTGAATCATGCACCGTATTAACTAGACAAGACTGTAACTTACTTAGTCTTTCTTCTAGCTCTACCAATACAAGGGGTACTATATCTCCAGTACTAAAGCCTTGCACAGGGTAATTCTTAATCATAGTGAAGCTAGACACCCCACCGTTGTTTCGTCTTACTACATTAGGAAACGCATACTGCCTACCGCTAGGTGTCGTGATCTTCTCAAAGCGTAAAGCTTCTTCAGCTAACTCTTGATGCCACTTAGCTATACCTTCATACTTCTGGATGAACTGTATGTAGTACGCTTCTTCAGCCTTACTTCTACCGTACCCTGTCGCGCCAAAGAGAGGAGCGAACGTATGTTGCTTTCCTTCCTGACGGCTTGTAGGCTGACCTGCATCGGTGATAACCTTAGCGGTGTAGGAGTGTACATCAAAGCCTGTGTTGATCTCAGCGATAGCTACAGGGTCTTGTGAGAGGAAAGCAGCAACGCGGAACTCTAATTGAGCAAAGTCTGCCTCTAATATCTGACCGCCATCCCATCTAGATATGAACACCCTCTTAACGGGGAATGTATTACCTCTAGGCATGTTCTGCATGTTAGGGTTACGCCCTGAGAACCTACCCGTAGATGTTACGTGTTGTGTAAGGCTGACGTGTAAGAAGTTATCAGGTTTAGTAAATACATCTATACCTTCAACAAATGACGATAGGTAAGATGATATAGCTGATAACCTTTTTAAGTCTGTCAAGAAGTGTATAGCCCCAGACATATTATTATTCTTAGCTGTAGCTATTAGTACATCTAAGTTTTGTTTACTTGTACTGAAGCCATTAGCACTGACCCACTTTTTAGAGGGTGCAACAAGTCCTAGACCAGCTAACTGGTTTAACTCTTTAAGTTGGTAGCCACGAGTATCACACCCTACACATCTATTAGGTTTAGCGAAGCGTGATCCATCCTTCTTAGTTTTATAGGTCTTACCTTCACCTGAACATACCTTACAGGTGTAAGCAGTAGTACGCCTAAGCAACTTACTGTTAGCTTCGACTGCATCCTTATACTCAGCAGGTGTCCTAGTATACTCAAACAAGTCAGCCCACTCTTTCTTATTGTTTACCTTACGGCTAAAGATAACTTGTGACATCTGTTCGGGTGAGTTTAGATTAACTGGGGTATCACCCATTAATAGCTTGACTTGATCGTGCAACCTATCCTCTAGTATTGCTTTCTCATTCTCAAACTCAGTACGCACTTTTACTAATGCGTCTCTGTCTACCTTAAAGCCTGACATATACATACGAGCAAGTGTCTGGCATACCTTGAACGTAAGATCTCTTACAGTAACCATACCTATTGATTCATCTAAAGAATAACTCTTGAGTTGGTGTTCATACAAAGCACACGTAGTATCTAAGTCACACCCTAAGTAATAGGTTAACTCATCAAGGGGTATCTCATCTGTGTTGTAACCCTTCTTAAAGTAAGCCTTGAGTGTGTCATCTTTCTGGAAAGCTAGGTTTGACCTGATAGCACATTGCTCTAATGACAGAGGAAACTTCTGGCCTCTTATCAGGATGTATGCCGCCAGCATCGTATCCCACACAGCCCCGTCATACTTGAAGCCACTAGCCCACAGCCACATCAAGTCGTACTGAGCGTTGTGCATGATGAGTAAGGTAGTCTCGTCTAACGCTTGCTGTACTAACTTATAGTTAGCACCACTAGTATCCTTATATTCGTTATGATCAAAGGTAAGCATGTACCTTTCTGTAGGTATATCTACGTTCTTAAACCCTACCTGTACTAGAGAGTTGGTAGGCTCAAAAGGATCTAAGTGTTTCTTATCGCCTCGTTTAGTTACTGTGTTCTCTACATCTAATACTAGTCTCATAGCTACACCAAGTACTGACTGCGTTCGCCATCTAAGTTACAATGAATAGTGCCATGCCACCCACCCGTTAACTTATTCTTAGCTACCACTAGGTGTCTTTGTTTATCTTCTTCTTCTGATTCATCCGTTATAGGGTTACGAGCTAGAAGCACTATCAAGTCAGCTTCAGCGGCCTTGCCTGTACGACTGCCCTCTAACATAGATTGATCAACACGCACCCTACCTTCAGCTTCCGCTGATAGCTGAGACATCCATATGACTGCACAATTATATTGTTTAGCTATGTTACGCGCATAGATAGCAGCTTCCTTTAGGTACACATCAGACTTATCTGAAGTCTTTTGTGCAAACTTATCTCCCATATCTAGTATAACTATATCAGGTTTGTCTTGTTTAACTATAGCTTCTACCCAAGCTAAGTCTTTACCCATACTATCTTTAATCTTTATGTTTTTATGTACAGGACCATATCGAGATGCCGCCAATGCACGGTTCTCTCTAATTTCTTTTAGTGACATACTAGAAGCCGCACACAAGTATCTGCCACCCACCCTGTCGTACATCTCTTCATTACATAGTACGATACACTTAGCACCTTGATGAGCAAAGCCATTAGGTGAAGCTACAACTGATGCGTGGAATGAAGTCTTACCTGTGTTAGGTCTAGCTCCTACAATTATAAAGTGACCCCCAGAAATACCTTCTACCTTACGCTTTAAGCTAGGTATGTTAAACTTCCACTGTGACTGTACCTCAGAAGCCTTAAGTAAGGTATCAAAAGATATGTCATCCCACTCAATCTTTAAGTTAGGTGTGAAGTCATCCTGATATGCATCTAATATTTTACGCATAGGCTCTAATGAATTAGCTGTACCATTAACGTAGTCAAAACCTAAGTTAGCTACCTCTTCACCTACTACTTGCTGAAACAACTTAGATAGAACTTCTTCAGCTATCTGTGTATTCATAGGTTGTTCTTTAGTTAGCCTACTAAACAATGTACGGTACACTTCTTTATTAGATGTAGTGAGGGATTGATTAAAGGAAAAGAACAAGGCCTCTAAGTCTGAAGTAGTTAAGTCTGTCTTGTAATCCTGCATAGCGTTATCTAACGCTTGTTTAATCTTACGGGTATCTTTAGTGAAAATCTTATCAGGACAACGTATACCTTTGTGTCTCTCGTAAAACTCTTTGTTCATCAGCGTTCTGATGAGAGCTAATTCCATCATTTAACGGCTTCCAGTTCTTTTAATCGTTTCTTAGCAGATTTAATGGAATCCTTTACCATCATAGCTATGTTACTACAGGCGTTCCAGCCATCTTTAGGTTCATTCTTTAATAGATCCTCTAACGTATCTATCTCACCTTTAACGTTTTCTATTTCACCACATATACTCACTGTATTATCCTTTCTAATTTAGTTATGTCTTCTTCTACTTTATACTTTACATCATCCTCTAGCCGTAAGGCTATAGTGTTTAATCCTGTCCAAGCCTCTATCTCTCGTTTGTACGTCAAGGTCTTGTGTGCAGCATCAGGGTCTAACGCTACCACTACCCTAGAATAGTTTTGTATGTGTTGCATTTGTGCCTCACCTAGTGATGTACCTAAGATAGCTAGGCCTGTTGTTCTAGGAAAGAGTTGTGCAACAGTTATAGCACTAATAACATCCTCAACTACTACTACTGTACCATTAGTATTACCTAATATCCGTGTAAAAACAGATGCTTCTCCTGTATATCTAAACCACTTAGGCTTAGACCCATCTAAAGATCGTCCCGTAGCATCAATTAGTCTGTTGTTTTCTTTTATTAAGAACACGGCACGACGATCCTTAACGTCATACATTAGGTCTTCTTTGTAAAGGTTCCATTTCCTTATATAATTTTGCATTAGAGTGTGTTCGTGTGTTGGTTTAACCAAATACTCAGGTACTATCATGCGTTCTAGGTCTATAGGTTTTTCTTTAGTTTGGCCTTGCATTTTAAATTTAATCTCATCAGCAGTCATGCCTATCCCGTAAGCACCTCTAACTGTACAAGTAAGCTTGAAGCAATGGTAAACTAATACACCATCATCCTTCCACACGGTGAAGGTATTTCTGGCTCTGCACTGAGGGCAATCCATTCGTAAGCGTTGCCCCTCAGCTATTGTTAAGGTATCGAGGTGTGATCTAATGTTCATTGTTTAATATATACCTATGTCTTTATTTGTAGCACCACAACCTAAACCAAACTTCTCTATTACATATGCATCTCTAACTTTAGCGGCTTCAACCATTGTGGTGTAGTAACCTAAACACATTTTTTTATTATTTATACCATATGTTGCTCGATAGGGTTTTTTTAAATTACCTCTTCTTTTGTGTACCCCTATGCAATGTCCTTCTGAGTACTTTTTCAATTTAGCTTTTTGTATACTAGAGTGCCTGACATTTTTAGAGGAATTAGTTTCTCTTAGGTTATCTATCCTATTATTAATTTTATTGTGATCTATGTGATCTATTAAATCGACTGGTACTTTTCCGTAGTACAAATACCAAGCCATTCTATGCGATCTGATTTTAAATCTTCGTCTATTAAAAGATATAGGTATTTGTAAATACCCACTACTTAAGTAAGTTCCAACGGGTTTATCCAGTTTTCTTTTAGAACCAGTTTTATACGTGGGTTTCTTATAGTAAATTAAACCTGTATCAGGTTCATACCTAAAGTTTTCATTTATGTATAACTTCTCTTCGTCTGTCCATACTTTAATGTGTTTCATTTCTTATTAGCCTTTCTTTTGTTTATTGCTGTTGATGCCCCACTAAATGTATTAACTAAGTAAGGTCTTACACTTTCGGGGCTGTTGTGTCCTGAGACTTGCATAATACCTGTAATGTCTACACCTGCCTCTACCATCTCAGTAATGCCTGTGCGTCTTAAATCCATACCCCATAATTCATTAGGTAGCCCTGCCTCTTCTTTAACTTCATTAACTAAGATAGACACCTCTTGAATATCGTAAGGGCTGTAGCTACCATTTCTATGCGTAACTCTAGGTGCTACATAATCTTGAAACCCAAAGTCTTCTCTTTGTTGTATAAGCATCTTAATCAGGCCACCATCAATAGGGATGTGTACATCTGCTCTGCGCTTGCTTTGCTCTAAGTCTAACCTCTTTGCATCAAAGTCTATGTTAGACCATTGTAGCAATCGCATATCGCCCATACGTTGCGCCCAGTCGTATGCCATATGAGCTATCAATCCAATTGAACGCCATCTAAAATCACTGTAAGCTGTATCTAAGAATACCTTTACTTGTTCTTCAGTCCACTTAACTTTTCTATGGGTGTTCTTTGTTCTTTGTATAAGGGATACAGGATTGCTTATCATTGCTTCATGCCTGATAGCTGTATTAAACAATATACTTAAACAAGTAGCGTGGTAATTAGCACGTCTAACACCTCTCGTATTTAACCATGTATCATACAAATGAGTAATATGTTTAAAGCGTACGTCTTTAAGCTTAACACCACCAA